ATACGTTGAGGAGTGCATGTCATGGAGACCAAAGTGGGCACAAACTTTACCGCTAGCCTGCGAATCAGGCGTAGGGGCTTCCTATGGGGACTGTTGATTGGTACACTCGGGGTTACAAAAATCAACCCAGTTTTTTCCATGACGCTAGCCCATTCCTACTCAGGCATTCGTGATTATGAAGGCTGTCCCCGCAGATACCACGAAGTTAAGATACTAAAAAAGTTTAAATCTAAAGACACAGAAGCCACCATGTACGGCACTGCTGTACACAAGGCATTCGAAGAATACATCCGTGATAAGACACCACTTCCAGCGAATTTTGCGCACTACAAACCATTCGTGGAACCCCTTGCCAACTTCAAAGGCGACATCCGTTGTGAAGAGAAACTTGGCATCCGCGCAGACTTCACCCCCTGTGGGTTCTTTGACAAAGACGTATGGTTCCGAGGCATCCCAGACTATCTTGCAATCAACCACGAGAAGGGCATTGCAAGGGTAGCCGACTATAAGACCGGCAAGTCAAGCCGGTACGCAGATAGCGCTCAGTTAGAACTTATGGCAGCTATGGTGATGATTCACCACCCCAACGTAAATACCGTCAAGGGGGCACTGTTGTTCGTTGTAGTTGGCGACGTCATCAAGTCTGAGTACACTAGGAAACAGTTGCCTGAAATCCTGTCTAAATGGGCTGGCAGGGCTAGTGCAATCGAAGCGGCTGTGGTGCATGGGGTATGGAATCCCAAGAGCTCCGCCCTCTGCAAATTTTGCCCAGTTACATCTTGTGAGAATCACAATGGCCACTAAAAAAAGAAATTACAGTTTGGAATATAAAAATTATCAAGGCACACCAAAGCAGCTCGCAGCTCAGTCCGAAAGACACAAGGCACGACGTGCATACGAGAAGGCTCATGGCACCCTGCCAGACGATGTAGACGTAGACCACAAGAAGGCTATGTCCAAGGGCGGTACCTCCAGCCTAAGCAATCTTCGTGCCTCCACAGACAATTCCAATCGCAGTTTTGCTCGCACTAAAACCGGTGCAATGAAGTCGCAAATTTCCAAGCGCGAGCGTAAAAAGTAATGTAGTATGGAACCACTCGGCGAGCAGTTGCTGGGTTGTTTCATTGGTTCTTTCTCCTACCTGTAATGGGTTTGCCCAGTAGCACAGCTACTGGGCTATTTTTGTCACCTCTATTCAAAATTTATTATGCAAATCATCGACAACAAAGCGTTGTTGTTTAACACGCGCAAAGCACCGCAGATCACTTCAATCATTCCCAAGAGCAAAGTGCTCGGCAGCAACGGAGACGTTGACCAAGTGCTAGTCAACTGGGGGTTTGACGAAGTGCAACTCTTACGCAATCTAGGTATTCGTGAAGTGCCTAGCCCCATCCTTGGCCGATACGAATGGCCCGGAATGTTTACCCCGTTTGACCATCAGCGCACTACTGCGGAATTTCTCACACTGCATCCACGTTGCTTTGTGTTTAACGAAGCAGGCACAGGCAAGACAAGTGCGGCGGCATGGGCGGCTGACTACCTTATGAAGCAAGGCAAGGTCAAGCGTGTGCTTGTTGTGTGTCCAGTGTCCATCATGGACACCGCATGGCGCTCTGATTTATTTAAGACTGTCATGCACCGCACGGTTGCAATTGCACAAGGCTCACGCACACAGAGACAGAAAGTCATTAGCGGTGACTACGAGTTCGTCATCATTAACTTTGACGGTGTGAAGGTTATCAACAAAGAGTTGGCAGAGGGCGGGTTTGACCTCATCATTGTGGACGAGGCCAATGCAGTTAAGAGCGTGACCACTGACCGTTGGAAGTGCCTTGCGTCTTTGGTTAAACCTACTACACGCTTGTGGCTCATGACTGGTACGCCTGCCTCGCAGTCACCTCTAGACGCATACGGCTTGGCTAAGCTCGTGACGCCTGACTCAGTGCCTAGATTCTTTGGGGCGTTCCGTGACAAGGTGATGCTGAAACTCACGCAATACAAGTGGGTGCCGAAGCAAGACGCACAGCAGACAGTTCATCAAGTGTTGCAACCGGCCATTAGATTCACGAAAGCAGAATGCTTGGACTTGCCTGACTTGTTGTACTCCACTCGTGAAGTTCCCTTGACGGCTCAGCAGGCTAAGTACTATGACGCTCTTCGCAAGCAAATGATGACCATCGCTGCGGGTTCGGAAATCACGGCGGTAAATGCGGCGGCTATGCTAAACAAACTTTTGCAAGTGGCGCAAGGGGCGGTGTATACGGATGATGGTGGCGTCGTTGAGTTTGACGTAGCTAATCGCATGAGTGAACTCATGAACGTGATTGAGCAGACTGACCACAAGGTATTGGTGTTTATCCCATACCGACACACGCTTGAGATGGTAGAGAATGCTCTGCTCAAAGAAGGATACACAGTGCAGACAATTCATGGCGGCGTTGCGTCTACACGCCGAGCAGACATCATCAAACAATTCCAAACAGAAGATGCCCCACGCATACTTTTGTTAGTGCCGCAAGCAACCGCACACGGCATCACGCTAACTCGTGCAGACCAAGTAGTGTGGTGGGGTCCAGTAAGCTCCACAGAGATCTATCTGCAAGCTAACTCACGAGCACACCGCGCAGGGCAGACAAACAAGGTGACAGTCACGCACTTGCAAGGCAGTCCAGTTGAGCGCCGCATGTACACCATGCTGCAAAACAAAATTGACTTACACCAGAGCTTAGTAGATTTATACAAACAGGAGCTTGACACTGAAATTTGACAGTGTATAATTTCTAAAAAACGGGGAGAAAGCCGTGCAAAGTTTTAACAAACTTGCGGACGAGCGGTCAGTATCCCCACCCAAAGTTCAACGTAAATCAAAGGATGTCTATGGATGCAAGTCAATTAGTCAATGTGTATATCAAAATACGTGACGCTAAAGAAACAAAAAAGAAGCAGATGGAAGCTGAGATTGCCGACCTCGATCAGCAGTTGGCCGCCGTAGAGCAAGAGCTTTTAGAAATCTGCAAGGCCACCGGACAAGATGGTGGCAAAACCCAACATGGCTCGTTCACACGAGCAGTCAAAACACGCTACTGGACCAGCGACTGGGACAGTATGTACAAATTCATCCGTGAGCATGATGCCCCTGACCTTCTCGAACGTCGGATTGCGCAAGGTAACTTTGCACAGTTCATCCAAGAGAACCCAGACAAAATGCCCGCAGGTGTGAATATCGAGTCGAAATACTCGATCACGGTTCGCCGTTCATCCAAGTAACCTCCCATTAAGGAAATCAAAATGAGTAACATGACACTTTTCAAATCCGGTTCCGTTATCCCTGACTACCTGCGCGAAGCCGCAGACGCCACTACCAAAGACATTGCAGGTAGCTCTGGTGGTAAGCAAATCTCAATCAAAGGCGGCGTGTGGCGCATGGTCGTAGGCGGCGAAGAAGTTGCCAAGAACGAAGAACGCGCCATGAACTTTGTGGTGATTGCATCTGGCAAAGGTGTGACCCGCACGTTCTACGCAGACAAATACGAAGAAGGCAAAGACATTAAACCTGCCTGCTGGTCTGCCGAAGGCGTAGTGCCCAACGAAGAAGTGACAAACCCACAAAGCAAGGCATGCGCTACCTGCCCTCAAAACATCGAAGGCTCTGGCGATGGTAAGGCTCGTGCCTGCCGTTACAGCAAGCGTTTGGCTGTGGCTTTGGAGAACGACATTGGTGGCAACATCTACCGTTTGTCAGTCCCTGCCAAGTCATACTTCGGTCGTGCTGAAGGTGAGAAGATGCCACTGCAAGCGTTTGGTAAGTTCTTGTCAGGACATGGTATTCCGATTACAGGCATCGTGACCGAAGCTCGCTTCGACACAGCCGAAGCAGTGCCAGTGTTGAAGTTCCGTGCTGTACGCCCCTTGACGAAAGAAGAGTGGGAACTGGGTAAAGCACAGAGTCAAACCGAAGACGCTCGTCAAGCTATTGAGTTGAAGATGGTTCCATCTAAAGCTGAAGGCATGCCTGCGTTGCCACAAGCGTTTAAGGAAGAGCCTGCCGCTAAAGCGGAAGCCGTAGCGGAGCCTGTCAAGCGCAGCCCTGCCAAGCCTAAAGCTGAAACACCGGCTCCTAAAGACGTGTCTGATATTTTGAGTGACTGGGCTACTGACGAAGATGCGTAATAGATTGCGGGGGCACTACACCCTTTTCATTCAGAAAGTTGAAGATGCAGATCAGAAGCCGATTGTTATGCAGTTGGCGGATGTTTGCATCAACAAAGGTACACCCATTACCGAGCTTGCGCAGATGTTTGGCGTGACTCGTGCGACTGTGTACAACTGGCTGACTGGTAAATCGGTGCCGCGCGCCCGCCATCAGGCAGCAATGCCTAAAGTTATTACACGTCTTTCAAAACGTAAGTAAACCTCGTGGGGTGGCAGTTAGCGCTGTCGCCCCTATTTTTTCCCCTCAACCCAGTGAGGTTCTGTGACTGACTTTCTCAACTCCGTTTTACCTACGCAGGGCATCTATTGCACTGTGGGTATTCGGTCAGGTGCTGTCAAACAGTCGTTCCAAACAACGATTGAAGACGTGGAGGCTGTCGGCTCGGGTATGGATTCTCAAGGCGTAGATGCGTACTTCGCACTCGCCACATTCAACGACGACTCAGGTCGCAAGGTTGATAACGCCGCTTCCCTGCGGTCGTTCTTTCTAGACTTAGACTGCGGAACTGGTAAGCCCTACGCTGACCAAGCCGCCGCTGCCCAAGCACTATCCATATTCATTGCTGATACACAACTCCCAAGCCCAACGCTTGTTAACTCAGGTGGTGGACTCCATGTCTACTGGCCACTGACTGAAGACGTGCCTGCATCCGAGTGGGTGCGACACGCGAAATCCCTGAAGCGCTTGTGCGCTCAGAAGAAACTATTTGCTGACCCTGCGGTAACTGCCGACGCCGCGCGTATCTTACGCATACCCGGCACACATAACTTTAAAAACGAAACCCCGAGACCTGTACAGATTATTGCAATGGGTACGCCTGTATCCCTTGCTGAGTTTACTGAGCCATTACCTGCACCGGCAATGGACTTGAGCGCGGCTAAACAGTTTGGCATGGACGAGACGTCCAAAGATGTTGGTGGCGAGTATCCCAAGTGTTCATTCAAGCGTATTGCGATACGTAGTGTTAACGGTAACGGTTGCGCACAGATGAAACACGCCATCGAGCAAGCCGCATCTTTAGAAGAACCGTTGTGGAGGGCTGCGCTGTCTATCGCTGTACGCTGTGAAGATGGTGCTACGGCTATCCATACGATGTCTAAACGGCACCCTGATTACGATGCGGTAGCAACTGAAGCTAAAGCGGCTGAGACTAAAGGCCCATACACCTGCGAGTGGTATCGGGACAACAACCCATCCCTATGCGCAGAATGCCCACAAAAGATTTCTACTCCAATTCTGTTGGGTAAGTTTGTTGAAGCGGCTGTTGTTGAAGACGACCAGTACATCATTGAAACGCCTGAAGATGAATCGGCACCGGCACTCACAACGTCAATTCCTGCATACCCGTACCCATACTTTCGCGGTGCGGCAGGTGGTGTGTTCAAGAAAGAACGTACCCCCGATGGTGAGGAGAAAGACGTTGAAATTTACCCATACGATCTATACCTGACAGAGAGGTACTTTGATTCGGACAAGTATGGCAACGGCGAAGGCGAGATGGTGGGGCTGAACTTGCACATGAAGCAAGACGGTATCCGCAGGTTTTACGCTCCCGTAACCACACTGTTCACTAAAGACAAAATGCGTGACTTGCTGATTAAAAACGGCGTAGTCGCATACGGCAAACACTTGGATGCAATCATGGCTTATTTTGCTTCGACACTACGTAA